CCGCCGTATATATTCGCCGCGTCGAAGAATGGATCAACAATTATCCGCGCGAGATTTTAGGCTTTGAAACGTCCGGCGCATTGTTTGAAAGGCACGTCGCCGCCGCCGCTTAAAAAGCGCTAAAAAATTATTTTAGTTTTTTCTGCTTTTACTCTTGACTTTTACCCATGAAGAGAGTAACATTAAAAGCAGAGAAAACAAGAACGTTTTCTACTGCTTATTTTTTTATCCGAAAACGGCGGAAGGAGGTTTGAAAAATGAACGGATACACGTATTTGACGTTCGAACAGCGCCGCGAAATTGAAAGATTACATAATTCGGGAGTTCGTACCGTAGAGATCGCCGAACACATCGGAAGAAGTGTCGCCGCTGTCTATGAAGAGTTGAAACGCGGATACACGGGAGAGCGGAACGAAAACAAACAGAAGAAGTACAGCGCGGAGCGGGCGCAAACGGTTTTTCAAGACAATATCGCCCAGCGCGGAAACCGCCGCGCCGCCGCTGAAAGGTAAAAAGGAAAGGGGCTATTCAATATGACGAATACACTAATTCTATTCAAACCGCTGGCGGACTTCGGGGAAGCATTAAAGAATGAGTGTCCGCAAAACGATTGTATCGTATATCGAAATATTTACGAACGCTATTGCGAGGAATACGCAGACTACAAGCGCATAACGGAAGCGTTCGCGGACTTGTCAGAAGCGACGATCAGAGCGCTTGAACACGCGATCCGGCAAAGCGAATTAGAACTTTACAAGATGTGGGCGGAGAATTACGCCGTCTTGAAACGCCGCGCCGCGCTGGGTATGAGCGCAGGAAGCGAAACACCGAAACCAGCAAAAGCGGCGGCGACTGTATTTGACGCAATCACGAAGGACGCGACAACGCTGGCGGGATTGCTTCGTTCTCTTCCGGTTCTTGAAGCGCCGTGGGACGCAGAATTTCAAAAACGCTATTGTTCAAAGTGCATTCGCGCGGATTGCGACGACCGCGACGAATGCCCGTATCAAGAGTTCCGGAACAATCCGGAATGGTGGCTTGCGCTTGACGCGGCGGGGGCTGACCTATGACAACGGAGCGCCCACGTGGGGCAATTATCGCGCTTCCGGCGGTTAGCGGGAATTTAGCTTGTGAAGCACGGCAACAAAGAGCGACCGGACAAGCCGCCCGCGCCGAATACATACGGAAGGCGCATTCACGAAAGCGGCAGAGGGCAAGACAACGGCGCGTCGCGCTGACCGTTTCTGTTATTGTTGTAGCGGTTCTTCTTGCGGCATTTACGCCGTGGAGCGGGACGGAGAGGGCGAAACCTTCGGAAGTTCCGGCGCAGAGGGA